TATAAACAAAATTAAAGATGGGAAAATAAACCGTTGAATATATTTTGTGTGTTTTGTGACTCTAACTATGTCATTTATTGTTATATTTGCAATGCCGTGTGATGTTGCACGGAACTATTTCTATCGAAAAGACCTATGGCTGGAATACATTTTGACATTACAGGTGATAATTCTAATTTCTTACGTAGACTTCGTGAAGTAGAGAATGGTGTAAAAAACACGTCCAAGCAAATAGAGCAAAGCGGTTTAGGTATTGAAGAACTGTTTAACCGTATGACTAGAGCTGCCGCAGCATTCGGAGCTGGTTTTACTGCAAAAGAATTAATTTCAAATATTGCACAAGTCCGAGGAGAATTCCAACAATTGGAAGTTGCATTTAAGACAATGCTTGGCAGTGAGGATAAGGCTAATGCCCTCATGCAGCAATTGGTAAAAACGGCTGCTACCACTCCTTTTGACCTTCAAGGCGTAGCAAATGGAGCTAAACAACTTCTTGCTTATGGAGAAAATGTTGAAAACGTAAATGACGACTTGATACGTCTTGGAAACATAGCCGCCGGCCTTTCTCAGCCACTTGGTGATATTGTGTATTTGTATGGTACTACCATGACGCAAGGACGGTTATATACCGCAGATTTAAATCAGTTTACAGGTCGTGGTATTCCTATGATTCGCGAATTGGCAAAAGTATTCGGAGTAGCAGAAGGAGAAGTAAAAAGTTTAGTTGAAGCAGGGAAAGTGGGATTCCCGGAAGTCCAGAAAGTCATCCAAAACCTTACAAATGAGGGAGGAATGTTCTACAACCTTATGCAAGAACAGTCCAAGACAATCACTGGGCAAATTTCTAATATAGAGGATGCTGTTTCCACCATGTTCAATGAGATAGGGAAAGCCAATGAAGGAATTATAAACGAAGCTCTGTCCGGTGTTTCTTATTTGGTTGAGAATTATGAGAAAGTGGGAAAAGTTCTTGTTGGTCTTGTAGCAACTTATGGCGTATATAAAGTGGCTGTGATGACAGTCACGGCTTTGCAAGCTTTACAAGCTTCAGGTATTGCCGCTCTAACTATTGCCGAACGTGCCCACTACGGATGGCTGGTTTTGCAAACAACGGCACAAAAAGCTTTGAACGCTGTTATGTTTACTAATCCGTATGTGTTATTGGCAACTGCTGTTGTAGGGCTTGGAGCTGCAATGTGGTCGTTATCCGATAATACAACGTCAGCAGAACGTGCTTTAGATTCATATAACAAGAAAATAGAAAAACTCAACACGGACGAGGAAGATCGGAAACGTACTTTGGAAGGTCTTGTTAGCACCATTAATAGCGAGGTGGAAGCCGATGTTACTAAACTCAAAGCTTTAAAAGATATTGAGGAACTATACCCAGCACTCTTTAGGAAATATGTTGATGAGAAAGGTCATATACAGGATTTGATTGGTTTTTGGAAGGCATATAATGAAGAAGTTGTAAAATCCAGAACACAGTCAAAACAGGCTATAGTCGAGTCCTTGGAACAACAGATAAAAAGTGCGGAATGGGCTTATAATTTAGCTAAGAAGGAGAACAACCGTTCCGAAATGAAGGTTCAGTCACAGCGTATCGAAGACCTGAAAAATGAATTGGCAAACGCAAGAAAGGATGTCTTGTCGGAAATCAATGCCCAATTGGAAGTTGAGAACAGACAGGAAACAAAAGAAACTACATATCAGGAAGATTTGGCAAATGCTAAAGCCGAATGGGAAAAAGCGAAAAAAGGGTATGAGTCATTAATCAAAGATCAGACGGCTACATCGAAACAGGTGAAAGAAGCCAAAGATAAGATGGAGGCATCCGAAAAGGCATACAAGGATCTGGGCGGAGTAACTGGAAGCGCACTGACCAGACAGGAAAATCTAGCAAAAAAGCAAAAGGAAAATCAGGAAAAGCTGGACGAACAACTTCTTTCACTTCGCCGTCAGAACCAACAGGATGAAATCAACCTGATGAAAGAAGGCACGGAAAAGAAGTTGGAACAGATTGACTTTGATTATCAAAAACAGCTTGATGCGATAAGAAAACAGGAGGAAGAATGGAGCAAAGCCGGTAATGGCAAGTTGACCGACAAGCAGGCACGGGAAATCTCGGAAGCTTATGCCAATGCCGAAAGCATGAGGGATAAATATATTACTAATGTAACCAAGGAGCAACTTAAAGCCGAACAACAGGCTTTGAACGATTACTTGAAAGAATATGGCACGTTTCAGCAACAGAAATTGGCTATCGCCCAAGAGTATTCGGAAAAAATAAGGAAAGCGCAGGAAGAAAGCGGTGCTAATAGTGCACAAGTAAAGTTGCTGGAGAAACAACGTGATGTTGCCATACAGAACAAGGAAACGGAAGCCATAAAAGCCAATATAGATTGGGTTACTGTGTTTGGTGAGTTTGGTTCCATGTTTTCCGACATGGTAAAGCCTGCCTTGGACGAAGCAAAAAAATATGTACGGACTGACAAGTTCAAGAACTCCGATCAGGCAAGCCAGAAATCATTGATTGACGCCATCAGCCAGATGGAAAAGTCTTTGGGTGGTACAAGTGGAGTCAACTTCAAGAAACTTGGAGAGGATGTAAAAGCCTATCATACAGCCGAACAAAACCGTATCAATGCCATAGAGATTGAAACAGCCGCTTTGGAAAAACTAAAGAAATCACAGGATGATTACGCCAAAGCACAGAAGAGTGGAACAGAAGAAGAAAAGCAGGTTACAGCGAATGCCCTTGATATAGCACGACAGAATGCTGACATTGCATCCGCCAATGTAAAGACACAGACGGATATCGCCAATCAGGCCCAGCGTAATGTGACTGATACCGCCACCAGACTGAAAGCAAGTATGGAAAATTTGTTGGGAGGCTTGCAGCAGATTTCATCCGGAGGGTTGTATAACGCATATAGTGGAATTATCAAAACCGTGAACGGATTCAAGGACGTCATAGGTAAGACATCGGAATCGCTTCAAGAAGTTCCCATTGTCGGATGGATTTTGTCTATTATTGACGTACTCAAAGACGGATTGAGTGATCTTGTCGGTGGTCTGCTTGATGCTGTTCTAAATGCGGTCAGTGGGATTATCAGTGATGTTTTGTCTGGAGACTTGTTTGTTACAATTGGGAATTCATTGAAAAATGGAATAGGTAATATCCTTAATGCGATTTCTTTCGGTGGTTTTAATTCTTTGTTTGGTATTGGCGGTAATAAAAAAGAGGTCGAGGAAGCTATCAACAGATTGACAGACCGTAACGAAACGTTACAAACTGCCATTGAAGACTTGACTGACGAAATGAAGGCAAGCAAGGGAACGCAGTCTGTTGCCGCATACCGGGATGCTTATAAGTATCAAAAAGAAACTATTGATAATTATAAGCGTATAGCGCAGGAACAAGCACGTTATTCTGGTTCTCATCATAGTTGGAATTATTATTGGGGCGGTTTTTCTCAGGAACAGATAGACCGTCTGAGTGGAAAGATTGGTCGTGATTGGAATGGTGATATCTGGAATCTTACCCCAGAAGAAATGAAAATGCTCCGTGAGACAGTAGATATGTGGGAAACCATTCAGAATACCGGCAAAGGTGGATACGGTGATCGTCTGACTGATAAGTTGAATGACTATATTGATCAAGCTGGTACGTTGGAAGAACTGACGAATGAACTTTACGAGGGTCTGACTGGAATGTCATTTGATTCTATGTATGATAGTTTTGTAGACAATCTTATGGATATGAAATACGATGCGAAGGCAGCATCGGAAGATATATCAGAATACTTTATGCGTGCCATGCTTTCCAATAAGATTGGTGAGTTATACAGTGAAAAGTTGGAGGAATGGTGGAAAAAGTTTGGTGCCAGCATGGAGGATAACGAGCTGACCGAAGAGGAAAGGAAAGCCTTGCAAGATGAATATATGAAGTATGTGGATGAAGCCATGAAACTGCGTGATGAGCTTGCTGCCGCAACCGGATATGACAAGATTTCACAGGAATCCTATTCCCAATCTTCTTCATCAAGAGAGTTTGGCACTGAAATGACACATGAAGATGCAGGAGAACTAAGCGGTAGGTTTACAGCATTGCAGGTTTCAAATGAGGAAATAAAGAGCCAGATGATAAATGTTGTTGTCGGCATAGGATCTTTGGTTTCTATTTCAACGGAGGGCAATGCTACGTTGGGTAACATCTTGAATCAGCATGTGATTACTAACGGTTATTTGGAAGATATCGTAAAATACACAAAGCCTATCCTTGAATTAGGATCGAAATTAGATAAGATAGTAGATAATACTAAAAATATGTAACATGGAAGGAGAATTTTATATAAATGATAAGGATGCTTATACCACATGGGGAATAAGTATGGATACCTCTTCTTTATCGGCGTTAATGACACCACCGCCGATGAAAGAGTTTATAGAAAACAAGTCACGTCTGGAAAACGGCAAGCGAGTTATAACTTCAGATTCCAAGATTGACGAAAGGAATATTACACTTACATTTAATCTTACGGCTAAAAGCGAAGATCTGTTTTTTGTTAGATATAATTCTTTTTGTGAAGAACTCGCCACTGGGGTATTACATATCAGAAGCAAATATCAGCCAAATGTTGTGTATAAGACTATTTATTTGTCATGTAACCAATTTACACAGTTTATGAGGGGAATCGCTAGTTTTTCCTTGAAATTAGTGGAACCTAATCCTGCGGATAGGACAATATGATTTTTTCTTTGAATATAATTGCTATCATGTGATTTATTTGTATATTTGCTACATAACATTGTATGAAGCTATACAATACTCGTATGGGACTAATAGACATTAAAAACATATCAGGAGATATTCGTTTCTCCACAGACTTCAACGTTGGTTCGATAGGTCGTTATTCATTGGGTAAGGAGGATTACATTACTCTTCCTTTTAACGTCCTAACTCCTATTAATTTTAAGATGGGTGATTATGTGGACTTGTCGGGGATATTAGATGAATCCCTAGGTGGTAAATTCGCAAAGATATATGAAGTTGTAGATTTGCCGACACCTACTTATGACCAGTCTACGGGCGGCTATAATTACGAGTTGCGTCTTGATGCTTACTATTGGAAATGGAAAAATAAGAAATTCAAGTACATGCCGGAGGTGGCAGGCCAGGAAGCGTCTTGGAACCTTACTGCCTCATTGGATATGCAATTAGGTGTGTTCCTCCGAAACTTACAAGCTCTTGGTTACAAATACAGGGGTAATGATTTCGATTTTTCTATAGATTCGTCAGTAGAGGATTCAGCTAAGTTGATGTCTTATGAGAATACCAATCTGCTGGATGCTCTTACTAACATGGCAGAAACGTGGAATTGTGAGTGGTGGGTAGAAGATAATATTATCCGATTTGGACGTTGTGAGAATGGAGATGCTGTTAGGATAGAGCTGGGTGTGGAAGCCCAAGAAATGCCGCGCAGTGAAAGCCAGGGAACCTATGCTACACGTGTGTATGCTTTTGGATCAACAAGAAACATTCCTTCCAACTATCGGCCTGTTGATGAAACAGTAGTGGTAAATGGTATTGTTCAAAAGCGGTTGATGTTACCAGAAGGAACACCGTATATTGATGCTTATCGGTATAAGGATGGTAAAAGGGTATATATTGGTGAAGAAGGTTATGATATAGGTACGGAAATGCCGCAGGAGGAAGCTATTGAAGATATTATATTCCTTGATGAAGTATATCCACGTACTGAATGTGTTGTTGGTACGGTTGGCAGTTATACGTCTACGGTAGAAGATGAAGAAACACAAGAAACAGTAACCCAGACATTTTATTATGTAACCGATACTAGTGGGCTTGTCTTTGATGAAAGTTATATTATTGATGGAGAAGAACTTAGGTTGGTATTCCAGTCTGGTTTACTTAATGGTATGGACTTCGGTGTAACATTTCATAAGGCTGGCACGAGTTTAGGAAGCGTAACACTTGAAAGTGATGTCTATGAAATTGTTGCCAATGATAATTATGGAAGGACATTGCCCGATGAAACATTAAAACCTACTACAGGAGATAAATTCATTCTTTACGGCTGGGATAGTACGAAAATAACGGACCTTGGCCTCGTATCAAATGCCGAGCAAGAATTAAGAGACAAAACGGTGGATTGTGTAAAAAAGATGATGGTCGATGATGGTACATACAATACTACCCTTGCATCATCATGGGTAAAAGAAAACATGATCAGCCGGACATTTGACATTGGCCAAAGAATAGAGCTTGTCAATAAATCTTTCTTTGAGACTAGTCGGATATCTAGAGTTATAGGTCTTGAAATAAAGCTTGATTTACCTTACGATGCTCCTGTATATACAATCGGTGAAAGCACAGCATATTCACGAATTGGAGAACTTGAAAATAAAGTTGACAATCTTACTTATAAAGGTCAGACGTACACTAATGGAGGTGGAAAAGGGGTTTATGTAATCCGTACAAATGATTCGACTGCTCCTAGCAATAGTAATGTGTTCTCTGCTTTACGCTCATTAGCAATGTTCCTCCGCAAAGATATTTCAGACACGGCCAACGGTCTGATCACTTTCTTGAAAGGTCTTTTGATTGGTAAGAACGGTAGTGGAATCACTGTACTTGAGAACGGTATGTCACAGGCTGTTGTTGATTATCTGTATGTCAAGGTCAAAGCCGTTTTTGACGAGCTTGAAGTAAAGAA